GTGCAGGGTATTGAGGTCAACACCTGGGGCGCACCCACCATCTACCACGTCTACAAGACCAACCCAATTGAGGGCGGCTCGACCCTGGTGGGCGCGGGGCAAACCAAGCGCGTGCCCGCCAGCATCATGATGCATCTTAAAAATGTGCACCGCATCCGGCAGATGCGCGGCGTGAGTGTGTTTGCCAGTGTGCTGACGCGCTTTGACGACCTGAAGGATTACGAGGAGAGTGAGCGCATTGCGGCCAAGATTGCGGCCAGCATGGCGGCCTTCATCAAAAAAGGCTCGCCGGATCTGTACGAGCCCGAGACCAATGCCACACCGCGGCAAATGAAGTTTCGGCCCGGCATGGTGTTTGACGACCTGCGCCAGGGTGAAGAGATTGGCATGATCGACACCAACCGGCCCAACCCGAATCTGGAAACCTACCGCAGCGGGCAACTGAAAGCGGTGGCGGCCGGTGCCGGGCCCACGTTTAGCAGCATTGCCCGCAGCTACGACGGCACCTACAGCGCGCAGCGCCAGGAGCTGGTGGAGGGCTACAGCGTGTACAACACATTGGCCAATGAATTTATTGGCCGCATTGTGCGCCCGACCTACGAGCAGTTTATTGCCGTGGCCATTGCCAGTGGCGTGCTGCGGGTGCCCGCCGGTGTGCGCCCCGAGACCATGAATGATGCCGCCTACATGCCGCCATCGATGCCGTGGATTGACCCCTTAAAGGAAGTCAAGGCCTGGGGCGAGCTGGAAGACCGCTGCTATGTGAGCGGGCCGGAGATCATCCGCAAGCGCGGCGGCAACCCAATCGACACGCTGGAGCAGCAGAGCCGCTGGGTGCGCGAGAAAGATGCCCAGGGGATACCGGCGAATGCGGCGGTGGTGCCGGCGCAAACAGTCACCCTTGATACCAACCCCTGAAGGAACCCGCAATGACATCATCATTCATGACCAGCACCGGCGCCGAAACGCCGGCGAAGTTGACACCGGCCGGCGCAGTGCCCATGGCCACGCAAGTGACCGACTCGACCGGCATTGCCTTTGACCCCGACGCGTGTAGCCATGTGTATGGCTATAACGCCAGCGGTCAGGTGATTACCGACACCGCCACCGACACCACGGGTGTGTGGGTGAAAACCTACAGTTACACCGGTGCCAACTTGACTGGCGAAACCAAATGGGTGAAGCAATGAGCATCAAACACGGACCTTTGAATGCGCATGGCTACCGCCCCGCCAGCCTGACCGCCGCCGCAGGGCGCAGCCCTGTGGCTGACGCAAATGCCCGGCTTGACATTAGCTGGCTTGAGGCTTTTGGCGCCACGCCACAAAACAGCATCGGCACACCTGGCGGTGCCGGCTTTGGTGTGGGTATTTGCCCGGCAGTGCCTGACGGCTACCTGGCGCTGACGGGGTGCTCAGATGTGCTGTCTGCCAATTATGGCAACTACCAGTACACAGCAGGCGGGTCGATCATGGTGTGGGTGCCGGCGTTTTACATGCGGCTTGGGCATGCCAGCAACCCCACTTATGCTACCTATGGCGTTAACTCGGTTGACATCAAGTCGCTGAGTTTTTTTGCAGACGAAGCCGCCGCAAACGCCGAGGGCTACTACCTGCACCGCGCCTTCATCAACGCGGGCGCCAACCAGCCGGGCTTTTTCCGCGACAAATACGACTGCTCACAAAACGGCGCCATTGCCAGCAGCATCTATAACACCATGCCACTGGTGTCCGGGCCGGCGTCCATTGCCGCCACCACCACGGTGGCCGCCAGTTCGTACACCATTTTGACCATTGGCACGACGGACTTCACCTTGATCGGCGCGGCCAGCAACACGGTGGGTCTGCGCTTTACCGCCACGGGCGCGGGCACCGGTACCGGCACAGTGTCTGGGCAAACCGGGTTTAACGTGTGCACCGCCAATGCGCAAACGCCTACCAATACCTACGGCGGCGCGCTGCAAGCGGCCAAGAGCCGGGGCAACAAGTTCTTCCCGGAGTCGGTGTTTATTGCCGATGCCTTGTGCCGCATCAGCGAGGCCCATGCCCAAGCCGCCACCAGCACCACGTACTGCGCCTGGTACGACGCCACGGGCGTGCGCAACTTTCCCAAGGGCAACGACAACAACGCACTCAAGAGCGAGGCCGATGTCACGCTCAACGGCGCGGGCGCGGTGACCTTCACCAGCGCGGGTGTGGCGGCTTACCCCAACTTTGCAAAAACCGGCTCGGGCTCGGTGTTTGCGCGCACCACGCACAACGGCCAGGCTTGCGGCCTTGCCGATGTGGCGGGCAACATCTACAAGATCAACCCCGGCCTGACGTGCATTGCCGCCAGCAAGACCATCACCGCTGCTACCCAAGCCAACCCGGTGGCGCTGACCATTGCGGCGCATGGCTACACCACGGGTGATGTGGTGCAGATTGACGGGGTGCTTGGCATGACGCAACTCAACGGCAAGATGTACACCATCACCGTGGTAGATGCCAACACCATCACACTCAATGCCGTAGATGGCACCGCGTTTACCGCCTACACATCGGCTGGCACGACGACCAAAGGCGTGTTTTATGCGCTCAAAACCAGTGCCGACATTGCCGCCTTGACGGCTGGCAACAGCGGCGCCACAGACCACTGGGGTGCTACCGGTGTGGTCGCAAACTTTGATGCCGTCACGCCCAACTTTGCCACCACTTACCCGAACAACATTTACGACTTGCGCTTTGGCAATGCGGCCAACCAGGTGTTTGCCTGGGACACCGCCGCCAACCGGCTGCTGTCCATGCTGGGCCTGCCCGCTGCCAATGGTATGAGCACGGCAGGCAGCAATTCCATGGGTGCGGATCGCTATTACCAAAAAATCACCAATGAGCTCTGTGTGCTTTCGCGTGGCGTTTGGGCCGTCGGCAGCGGTGCCGGGTCTCGCGGTCGCAGTCTCGCCGGCTCCCGGGCGTCCGCCAACGACTACGTTGGCTTTGCCTGCGCCTCGTATTTGTAATGTGTCCTGAGCGATAGCGATAAGGACAAACCCACCATGGCACAAAAAACATCCATTCATGCTGAGGCCGGACTGCACCGCAAGCTGGTGCTGTTTGCGGTGCAGTTGGAGGGCTACCTGGCCCACTTTCCCAACTGCCACAAATACACCCTGACGCAAGGCATCCGGCAAGCGTTTTTGGATGTTTACAACCTGGTGACCGAGTGCCAGAAACGGTACTTTAAAAAGACAAGCCTGACCCAACTGGACGTGCGCCATGAGCAGTTGCGCATGATGATTCACCTGGCCAACGAGCTGGGGCTGTTTAACTACAGCGCTGGCCGCAAGGATGTGAAGGAGCCGGGCGCGCACCGGTTCTTGACCATCTTGAAAATGGTGGACGAACTGGGCCGCATGATTGGCGGCTGGGTCAGGTCAGAAATTCAGAGCCTCACGGCTCAGAATGCGGTGGAGGCTTAACATGCTCTGTGTGATTTCGCGTGGCAATTGGAACAACGGCAGCAATGCCGGGTCTCGCTATCGCAATCTCTACGGCACCCGGGCGTCCGCCAACTACAACGTTGGCTTTGCCTGCGACTCTGGGTCAAATACGCCTTATGCAGCGTGTGCTGACTGGCCAAGAGGGAGCCTCCGTCGTGCCTTGCGGCGAAATGTTTTGCAACAAACCCCTTTGGTAGCTGTCGCCAGCCGTGTTGCTGTCCTTGCGAAAATTGGGTTTGTCGCCTTTTGGGCCGTTGCATGAAACGCACCGGCAACCTTTACCACCTGATCTGCACGCCAGCCGCTTTGCTGGCGGCGTTTCACAAGGCTGGCGACCGCAAACGCAGCCACCGCGCCTGTTTTGAGTTTGGCCGCAACCTGGGCAGCAACTTGGCCACGCTGGAGCGCGAGTTGCGCAGCGGCAGCTACAAACCCCGGCCCTGCAACAGTTTTTGGGTGACGGATGGCCGCAAGCCGCGGCTGATCGAAGCGCCCGCGTTTCGTGACTTGGTGGTGCAGCACGCGGTGTATGCCGTGATTGCGCCACTGTTTGAGGCGCGCTACATCGACACCAGTTTTGCCTGCCGTGTGGGCCGGGGCACCCATCAGGCCGCTGACTGGCTGCAAGGCATCATCCGCCGCGCACCGCGCACCGCCTGGGTGCTGCATGTGGACGTGCGCAAGTTCTTTTACAGCATCAACCGCGACACATTGCAAGTCCTGCTGGCGCGTGTCATCAAGTGCCCTGACACCCTGGCGCTGCTGGCCTTGTTTGCCCACCGCGACCACCCCACGGGTGTGCCCATTGGCAACCTGATGAGCCAGACCTTTGCCAACATTTACCTCAATAGCCTGGACCAGTTTTGCAAGCGCACCCTGAAAGTGCCGCACTATGGCCGCTACATGGACGACAGCATCATGCTGGCACCCGACCGCGCCACGGGTGCCGCCTGGCTGGCAAGCATCCGCGCGCACCTGGCATCGCTGGGGCTGGAAATAAGCCACTACAGCCTGCACCCGGTGAAACGTTGCGCCAACTTTTGCGGCTTTCGCACCTGGGCGCGCGGGCGTTTTGTGCGCCCGCATGTGATCCGCGCCATGCGCACTGATGCGCGCCGCAACCGCATGGAGGGCGTGGTGTCGCGCCTGGGCCATGCGCGGCGCACCTGCTCATTCAAACCACTTTTGACTTACCTGAAGGAAAAACACCATGACCTCTATTTACGCTTACCAAAAGTTTTCCACGCCGCACACCGTGATTCAAATGGCGCTGCCCGACAACCAGGGGCAAGACGACAGCCTGCGCTGCACCGAGCTGTGCACGCTTGACGGCACCACCTATGTGGCCGTGCCCGATGACCTGGCGTTGCCGGTGCAGCCCGCTGAGATTGACCCGCAGCCGGTGGCGCTTGGCAGTGACTTGGTGGCCCGCATCAAAGCCGCCAGCCCGCATGTGCCGCTGATTTATGAGCGCACCGAGCAACAGATTCGCGCCCGCTACAGCATGAGCGACGAGGCCAAGTTTGCCCGCATTGGCGTGGGTGTGGCGCTGGGGGTGTATGTGTTTGAGGCTGGCGAGCAAGACGAGCTGCTGGCGTTTGGCGCGTATGTGGAGCAGTGCCGGCAATGGGGGCGTGACGAGCGCGCCAAGCTGGGGGTGTGACCATGGGCAAGCTGCTTGAATTTTTGATCTGGATCGACCGGGCTGTGAATGTGCTGCTGGGCGGCACGTTTCGTGAAACGCTTTCGGCCCGCGCCCACCGCAGCGACGTCAAAAATCACCCTTACTGGGGCTGGACGGCTGCGGCCATCAATGCGCTGTTTTTCTGGCAGCCCGACCATTGCCGCCTGCAATGGGAGCGCGAGCAAGCGCACCCGCTGACGGGTGAGATGCTGCCGCGCGACAAGGTGTTGCATTTTGGTGCTGGGTTGGGCCTGGCGCTGGTGGCCGGCTGGCTGGTATCGCCGTGGTATGGGCTGCTGCTGGCCATGACGGCCGGCGCGCTCAAGGAACTGCACGACCACTTTGACCCGCTGGGGCATAGCGCCGATTTTTGGGATTTTGTGGTCACCACTTTTGGCGGTTACGTTGGGGCTGCTTTTTTAATCTACGTTTGAGGACCGCCATGCCTGAACCCGCAAGCACCGCCGCCGCCACTATCGCCAGCGCCATGGTCAGCACCAGCGCCATCACCCTGCTGGGCATCCCGTTGGGCCTGGATGCCGCCATGCTGGTGGCCGGGTTTGCGGGCTCGCTGGTGAGCATCATTTTGCTCAACACCGTGCCACCCTACGGCGACACCTGGCGCGACCTGATCCGCACCACCATGCGCCGCATGTTTGTATCGATGGCCAGCAGCCTGACCGCCGGTTACCTCACACCCATGGTCATGCTGGCTGTGGCCTTGCCTGACCCGCTGGTGATGGGCGCGGCCTTTGGCACTGGGGCCGGCGCGCAAAAGCTGCTCATGAGCACCATCGCCCGGCTCAACACTGCCCCGGCGCAGCAAGGGGGCACGCAATGATGGCCGCGCTGCAAACCGTGCACCTGTTGGCCGCGCTGGTAGTGCTGGCCGAAGCCCTGAACAAGCTGGAGCGCACCACGCCGTTCGCACCAGGCATGACCCCGCACGCGCGCCTGGTCGACGGCCTGAAAGCCATCGCCTGGGCGCTGCTGGCCCTGGGCGCCGGCTGCACTGTGGCCGCGCCGCTGCTATTGGGCAACGGCCTGCAGTCCAAGTACTTGCCGCTGTTTGACGACGCCGCACCGCTGATCGACCAGACGGCGGTGATGTTGGGCTTTGCGGTTTTGATCATCCGTACACGCATCAAAGAAGGGTAACGCCATGGACACCAAAATGACCGACTTGTTTTTGGAGCTGCTGCGCGAGTGGCTTGATTTGTGGGGGTGGCCGCTGTGACGCCCAAAGACCTCGCCCGCGCCACTGGCGCCCGGCTTGACCGTGCCACCGAATGGCTGCCGCACATTACCGCTGCCATGGCCGAATTCGGCATTGACACACCCGCGCGCCAGGCGGCATTCCTGGCGCAAATTGGCCACGAGTCCGGTGGCCTGCACTGGGTGGTGGAACTGTGGGGACCTACCCCAGCGCAAACACGCTACGAAGGCCGAAAAGACCTGGGCAACACCGAGCGCGGAGACGGTTTTAAATTTCGCGGGCGCGGTTTGATCCAGACCACCGGGCGCGCCAATTACGCCGCCACGGGCGAGGCGCTGGGTGTGGACCTGCTGGCCGACCCGACCCGGCTGGCCACACCCGAACTTGCCGCGCGTTCGGCGGGCTGGTACTGGCAGAGCCGGGGGCTCAATGCGCTGGCGGACGTGGGGGATTTCCGGCGCATCACATTGCGCATCAATGGCGGGCTGAATGGGCAGACGGAGCGGCAGGCGTTGCATGAGGCTGCAAAACTGGCGCTGAGCGGTCAGGGCGCTGCACGGGTGCTGGCATGAGCTGGGCCGTCCAGGCGGTCATTGCCGCCATCATCTTCGCAGCCGGCGGTGCAGCGGGCATCAAGTGGCATGCGGGACAGGACGCCATCGCCGCAAAAGAAGCCCAAGAACTGCGCGAGTCAGACGCTCGGCAAATGGTCGCCATTGCAGACACCGCCGCCACCCGCCACGCCAAGGCGCTGGCCACACTGAACAACCAACTGGGGAACGCCCGTGAAAAAATCGCAAGTCTGTCTGGCCGCGAGTGTTTTGATGCTGACACTGCCGGGGTGCTCAACGCCATCGGTAGTGAGCCAGTACCAACCCCTGCCGGCGAACCTGCGGGTGCGGCCCCAGCCGTTGCCGCCGGTACCGGCCTCCGGTTTACGACCGACCGAGACGCCGCCGGGTACATCGCCCTATGCCGCGCCAGATACGCAGAGGTAGCGAGTCAGGTCAATCAGATTTTGGACATTGAGGAGGCGCGGCATCAGTCGGATCAGCCTTGACCCAAAACGCGCAGCCAAACATAGGCCGGGCGATGACCTGATGTGAGCCTGGCCTTTGGCACCAGCAGTGCACGTCGGTGCGAATGACGCCAGCCACGTCGATGGGCAACCAGCGGTCAAAATGCTGGCACTCGCTGCAGGGCTTGGGTGTGTGTGATGCAGTTATGAAGTTGGACATGATGCTGATGCTATGGCAAAAACCACTGGATATTAGACAGCTGTCTAATAAAACGTCCAATAAAGCAAAAAGCCCGCTACGGTTTAAATAGCGGGCTTTATTATGGCTGTAAGCCTTGTAAGTGGCTCCTCGACCTGGGCTCGAACCAGGGACCTACGGATTAACAGACGGCCAGCCGATGTACCCGCCAGCCCGCATGGATGCTGGATTCCTTGAAATTTTTGTCTAATATTTTTTGTGTATGGGCCATGGGTCTAGCTAGGGAAATTGTGAGTTTTTGGGTCGCAAACTACTGGATATTAGACAGCGCTTCCAGATTAATTTCTTTAATGAGTAGCGGTATTTTTTCCATTTGTTCTGCCGTCGCGTTGTGCACTCCGATGCGATACAGCTTGCCATCAGTCAAGTAGTCTTTACCGTCGTATTGATGTTGATTGAATCCTGTCTCTGAGTAAAGAACGCTATTGCCTCCTTCGACCCAAAGATTTTTTCCGTGCCCTGGGCCGCCGATCAGCAGCCATTGAATTGGTTTCATTTTGAGTCCTTTGAGTTGATTACCTGGTGACTTGGATGCTGCCCGGTCGCCAGCAAAAACAGCGCCCACGCCGCCGGGTGCAGCTTGTTTTTGCCGTTCTCGGCGTCCTGCCACCCGCGTCGGCTGTAGCCGATCAGATCAGCGGCCTGCTGCTGGGTCAGCTTGGCATTGTGGCGCGCCCCAAAAATGTCATTTGGCGTTGGCTGGATTGTGTCGAGCATGTTGATCACGACTTTGATCGAAGCTCTACTGGAATGTGTTTAAGCACCCGCTCGGGCCCGAAAATCACGTAAGAACTTTTGTAAATCGCGATTGACATCGCATACGCTGCAGCTTCTGCCGGATCACGTCCAGCATGAGTTGTCGAAAATGTTCGCCCTGTGCCAGTTTTGTGATCGCAGCAATAGCGTCCAGGCATTGACGACATCTCTGTGATTGTGATGATTGTTGTCATTTTTGAGTTGCTTGGAAATGAGTTGCTTGGAAATGATAAGCAATTAGCATGCGATTGAATGAGTCTGTCTTTTCTGCTTTTTCAATCCAAAGAGGTGCAACATCGTCAGCACCGCTATCAATTGAAATTTGAGCTTGCTGGCGGTCTGCTTCTGCTTCCGCTTGTGTTTGACAAATGATGTCAAACACACTTTGATCAACAAGATACTCAACGCCGTCGACGGTTACTGTGGCTTGTGTCATTTTGCTGCTCCTGCCTGCTACCCGAGGCGTAG